AGCAGAAAATTATTTTAGTAAGGAAGCTGACCGGGAATATCTCTCGGTCAGCCAGTACAAGAACTTTATGGGAACTATTGGGCGCCCGGCCTGTGAGGCTGAAGCTATGGCAAAATTAAACGGAGAGTGGGAAATGAAAAAGACCACGGCGCTTATGGTTGGGTCTTATGTAGACGCTCACTTTGAAGGGACTCTTAGTCTGTTCCAGGCACAGAACCCAGAAATTTTCACGAAACAGGGAGCATTGAAAGCCGAGTATCGCAAGGCCGAAGAAATCATCAATAGAATTGAGCGTGATGATCTTTTTATGAAATTCATGGGCGGAGAGAAACAGGTTATTATGACGGCAGACATGTTCGGGAGTCCGTGGAAGATAAAAATTGACAGCTATTTGCCTGGTAAGGCCATTGTGGACCTGAAGGTCATGAGAGAACTGCATAAGGCGGAGTACACGAAAGATTACGGCTATATGAATTTCATAGAGTACTGGGGTTATGACCTCCAGGCGGCAGTCTATCAGGAAGTAGTCTATCAAAATACCGGAGAGCGTCTTCCGTTCTTCGTTGCAGCCGCTTCGAAAGAAGAGGAAACCGATATAGAACTGATATGGATTCCAGACGACCATTTACGTGAAAAGCTGATTGAGGTGGAAAATAACACACCGAAGATCGTAGCGCTGAAGAACGGAGAAGTAGAGCCGATCAGATGCGGTCTCTGTGATTACTGTAAACACACAAAGGTATTGATGAGACCAATACACTTTACAGAACTTTTAGGGGAGGTGTAAGCAATGATATCATTATTAACCGATGATATGGATCACTGCTTCTTCTGCGGCCGCCCTGCCGATTGTGAACATCACCTTATTTTCGGATCGGCAAATCGAGAACTGGCGGATGAAGACTGTCTTAAGGTTCCTATTTGCAACAACTGCCATACCGCAGGAAAAGTTAACAGCAGAATCCATGATAACCCGATGGCTGAAAAGCTTTCAAAGATGCTTGGTCAGATGGCATATGAAAAAGAATTGGCATTGAAAATGGTTCCGATGGGAAGAGAACTATTCCGTGCAAGGTATGGAAAAAGCTATTTATAGCCTTGTGATCCCGAAAGGGAATTACATACAAGCATGTGTCACGACATGCCATTGGTATTACCGGTACTGCCTATTTCAGGGGCGGTACCGGGGAAAGGAGCCTATGGAATATAAGTTGGTGATATTTGGCCGCCTCGATGGCCTGAATGACTATACAGCAGCAAACCGGACAAACCCGCATAAGGGTGGGAAGATGAAGAAAGACAACGAGGAAACCGTCATATGGGCGATCAGACAGCAGTTACGGCGGTTACATATAGAAAAGCCCGTGTTCCTTAAATTCTCATGGTATGAGCCAAATAAGCGGAGGGACCATGACAATGTGTCAAGCTTTGGCAGGAAGGTGATCCAGGACGCACTTGTGAAATGCGGTGTGCTGAAAGATGATGGGTGGGACTACGTCATAGGGTTTACGGACCAATTTTTCTGTGATCGAAATGAACCTCGCATCGAAGTACTGATTGAAGAACGGGAGTGATATTTTGGGAGGAGATGGAAACTACATAAAAATAAGCCGGAACATTCTCGAATGGGAGTGGTATCGGAATATCAATACAAAGGTTCTATTCCTTCACATGTTACTGAAAGCAAACTGGAAAGAGGGAAGGTTTGAAGGTACAACGGTTCCGCGTGGTTCTTTTATTTCTTCTTATCCGCGTCTTTGCGAGGAATGCGACCTTACAATTAATGAGTTACGGACTGCTTTAAAACATTTGACGTCAACAGGAGAAATCACAGTCAAAACACAGTCCAAATACAGCGTATTTACGGTAAATAACTACAGCCTGTATCAGGATATTAACAGTCAAACCACAGTCAATCAACAGTCTGATACCAGTCAATGCACAGACAAGGCACACTCTATTAACAGTCTATTAACAACAATAGAAGAAGGAAAGAAAGAAAAAAGGGAAGAACTTGAAGAAGAGAAAGAAGGAAAGAAAAAAGATAATCGTAATTATCAAGAGATAATTACTCTGTATAATTCGCTTTGCAAATCATACCCCCATGTGACAAAGCTGTCAGACAAACGGCGTCGGGCAATTGGGGCAAGGCTTAACAGCGGCTATACGGCAGATGATTTTCGTAAACTCTTTGAACTTGCAGAGCAGAGTGAATTTTTAAAAGGCAAAAATAATAAAAACTGGTCAGCGACATTTGACTGGCTTATCAGTGACGGTAATATGGCTAAGGTGCTTGACGGCAATTACAGTAACAGGCCAGAGCCATCATACAGCCCTGTAGGGAAACAGCAGGACAAGCAAAACGAGAGCCGGGAAATGATGTATAACTGGGCGATGTCAAGAGGAGGAGAGGAATGAACACAAAGGAATTTGCCGTATTTGCAGATCGGATAAAAACAGCATATCCAAAAGACAACCTGCTGGCAACGGGAGATCAGATGGACTGGTGGTATGAACTACTGGGAGATATTCCTTTTCAGGTTGCTATAATGGCTCTCAAGAAATACGCACTGTCTAACAAATTTCCACCTGCAATATCAGACTTAAGACTGTATGCGGCAGATTTGATGGAAACGCGTATCCCCGATGCTGACGAAGCGTGGGGCGAGGTCAACATGGCTGTAAGGCGCTACGGATATATGAGGGAGGCGGAGGCACTGAAAAGCCTCAGCGGTCCAGTACGTAGGGCTGTAGAGCGTACCGGCTGGCAGAACATATGCCAATCACCTTATGATCAGGTGAACACACTGAAAGCACAGTTCCGTGGAGCCTATGAAGCAGAGCAGCGACGAGCTGTCGAGTTTCACAAAATGCCAGAACATTTAAAAATCGAGCAGGCAGGAATACAGCCTGAAGCAGCCCTTCCGATGATGGAGGACCAGAAATGAATGAAGAAGCGGCAAGAAAGCTGGCAAGGTATCGTGTGGGAGAAGACCAACACATGGGAAAGTCCATGACTGCTGATGAGATTGAACTACGGCGTGGTTATGTACGAAACATGTTGAGAAATGTGCCAGGGTGGAAAGATTTGACTGACGAGCAGCTTGACAGGGTGAGGATTTACCGTACAGGAGAGGACTGGTACGTGGAAGATGCAGATTTCTATGAATACAGATTTTAGGAGGCGACAGACCATGAAAGAGCGTCATGAGCAGATCAGGGATTACATTGTACAGTACACCATATCCCACGGCTGGCCTCCCTCTGTACGTGAAATCGGGGAAGGCGTAGGGCTGGAGAGCACGAGCAGTGTACAATTGCATCTCAAGCAGATGGCAGACGCGGGGATCATTAAAATGGTGCCGGGGCAGCCGAGGTGTATTGCGGTGCCGGGAGTAAAGATCACATGGGAAGGGGATGCAGAATGCGGAAAAGTAAGTGTCTAAAAATGCATTACCCGGAATCTATTTGTATGGCAGAAAGAATTGTATTGTTTCACGGAACCAGATTTCGCATTGCTTTGAGTGTTCATGAGTTTTACTGCAAGAAGTGCAAGAAGATTCGGAATTTGTGGTTTATCAATAGATAATTGACGTTTAGGAGGTGCAGAATGAAAGATTATGCGCAATTGTACGATGATGAACTGGATTATGAGAGAGATATCGAGACAGGATTAGAACAGCTTTGCGAGCTGAGGTTAAAAATGTACCGTGAGAAAGACACCGACATTTTGAAAGAGATTACCCCTGTGCTCAACGCGATTATCCACGATGCAGAACGGTACAGGGATTGGATTCAGGCACAGAATTAAGATTGAGGTGATGCAGTGAGAAGGATGAGATTGATTAAGATAGTTGTGCCAGAAATTGTAGCTTATTTCGTACAGGGGACGGAAGCGCCAGAACCAGAATATAATTGCACCTGTGGAATGGGTGTGGCTAAAGAATATAAATGCTGTCCATACTGTGGCGCAGAGCTGGCGTGGGGGCAGGTAAAGAAGCCATCAAAAGAATTCAGCAAAATGCTGGAACGATTGTAAATTAGTATTTTCAAGATACCCGGAAAGGATGATGAGATTGCGGAAATTATTATTAAAACTGGCACATAGGATTCTAAAAAAATATGGGGTGATTCCTCTGGATTTTAAAGACAAGGTCTTTTTTATGGGAACGATTTACGAAATTCAGAGTTATGTTATTTCAAAAGAATTTTTTAAAACTGATGTTACTATAGAGATGTGTGATTGCTTGAAATTGCCTGATTTTGGGGAATCATGATTGAAAATTCCGGAGGAGTGGAGGAAAGTGATACATGTTTAATTGGATTCGACATTGTCTTTGTATACATGATTTTGAAATAGTAAAACAAAATGAGTATCCAGACAAGACAGTAACGACGTATTTGTGCAAGAAATGTGGCTGGATTCGGAAGGTGACGACAAGATAAGTTAGATTAATATTCCGGGACTGCCGGAAGAAAGGAAAAAAATCATGGGATTAATTGATGTGTTTGAGAAAGAGGATCGAACGGAAATAAAGTTGAGCCAACTCTGTGAAATGTTAAGCGCAGGTGCCAAAACTGAATTGCTTATGAACGCTGTAAACTGTGATGTGCCTCACCAGTATATCAGAGAAATGGTAACAGGAGAAAAAGAAGTGTCTGATTGCGTCTTATTTTCAACAGAAAAACGATAATCGGTAGTATTAATATTTTGTAAAGGAGTGATTGAAATAGAAAGAGTATTAGATGCTTGTTGTGGTAGCCGGATGTTTTATTTTGACAGGCAGAATCCAGAGGTAATCTATGCTGACAACAGAGAGTTAGAAACAACCTTGTGTGACGGACGTACTCTGCTGATTAAACCTGATGTAAAGATGGACTTCCGGGATATGCCATATCCTGATAACAGTTTCAAAGTTGTTGTATTTGACCCGCCACATTTGATTCATGCGGGGACGGGGAGCTGGTTGGCCAATAAATACGGAATCCTACCGGCTGACTGGCCGGAGTATTTGAAGCAGGGATTTAGCGAGTGCATGAGAGTAATGGAGCCTGATGGGCTATTGATTTTTAAATGGAATGAGGATCAAATAAAATTATCTGAAGTATTGAGAGTTTTTGATAAAAAACCATTACTGGGAGACCAGAGAGGAAAAACAAGATGGCTGGTCTTTATCAAATAAACTGATATTTGACCGATTAAGAAAGGAGCTGGAACCTTTCCGGAAAACAGGCGCGCCGGGTTCCTTTTTTGAAAATGAAAGCAATTATGAAATACCCAGGCAGTAAATGGAGTATAGCGGATTGGATTATCAGTTATTTTCCGCAGCACCACAGCTACATTGAACCGTTTTTCGGTAGCGGCGCAGTGCTATTCAATAAGCCGCGGTCCAATATCGAGACTGTAAACGACCTCGACGGAAACGTTGTAAACTTGTTTGAGTGGATCAGGAAAGACCCGGAGCGCCTAGCACGGGAAATATATTACACGCCTTACGCAAGGCAGGTATACGATTCAGCGTTTGAATCGGTACCAGAGGACAGTTTTGGACGGGCAGTGAATTTCTACATACGGCTTAATATGGGACACGGGTTCCGGACCAATGGCGAAAAGGTGGGCTGGAAGAACGACGTACAAGGCAGAGAGCGGGCCTATGCTGCGAAAGATTGGTGTAATCTGCCTGAGAAAATAATGGCGGCCGCTGAAAGGCTGCGAGGCGTGCAAATTGAAAACATGCCGGCCGTGGAATTAATCAAACGCTTCAACCATTCCAATGTATTGATCTATGCGGACCCGCCATATGTTTTATCGGCCAGGCACGGGAAACAGTACCGGTATGAGATGGACAACGGGGCGCAAACTGAATTACTGGAAGTTCTTCACGCCCATAAGGGGCCGGTACTAATTAGTGGATATGATAGCGAGTTGTATAATGACAGCTTACACGATTGGTACCGTGTAGAAACTGACTGCTATTCCCAAATCGCATCAAAGAAGCGTGAAGTGTTGTGGATGAATTTTGCCCCTGCAGGGCAGATGAGCATAAAAGACTTTCTGGAGGTGAGACCATGAGCGGTTTGATTATAGATTGCTTTGCCGGTGGCGGCGGGGCAAGTGTGGGTATAGAAATGGCACTGGGGCGGCCGGTTGATATAGCTATCAATCATGATCCGCAGGCGATTCGGATGCACAAAGTCAATCATCCGGATACGCTGCATCTGACCGAGGATATATTTAAGGTCGATCTTAAAAAGTATGTTGCTGGCCGCCATGTAGCACTTATGTGGGCCTCTCCAGATTGTACCAGTCATAGCAAGGCAAAAGGAGGTCAGCCGCGTAACAAGGGGCTTAGAATTCTGCCATGGGCGGTGTACAAGCACGCTAAAGCAATTCTTCCCGATGTTATCTTGATGGAAAACGTCGAGGAAATACAGCAGTGGGGACCGCTAGACGAGGCAGGGCACCCAATAAAAGAAAGAGCCGGAGAGGACTACAAACGATTCATAGCGGCCATGAAACGATTGGGATATGATTTTGACAGCCGGGAACTGGTAGCGGCAGATTACGGAGCGCCGACAACGCGGAAGCGATGGTATGCAATCTTCCGCAGAGACGGGAATGTGATTACATGGCCGGAGCCAACACACAGTAAGAGCGGAGCAGATGGCCGGCTGAAGTGGCTGGAATGTGGGGATTATATTGATTGGTCAGATTTGGGGCGTTCCATATTTGACCGTCCACGGCCGCTGGCAGATGCCACCATGAAACGGATAGCAAACGGATACGTTAAGTATGTTGTTAACAATCCGCAACCGTACATAGTTAACAATCAGAGCGCCGTTTCCTTTATGATCCAGTATCACGGAGAAACACGGGAAGGTGATTCGCGCGGCCAACTGCTGACGGAGCCGATAAAGACAATTGATACCAGCAACCGGTATGGTCTGGTTACGGCATTTGTCACTAAATTTTATAAATCCGGGACAGGCCAGATGTGCGAGGAGCCATTACATACCATCACCACATCACCGGGGCATTTCGGGCTTATATCTGCATTCTTGATTAAGTATTACGGTACTGGTTGCGGTCAGGAAGCTGGGCGGCCGTTGGGAACGATAACAACAAAGGATAGATTCGGGTTAGTAAATGTGATAACGGACATAGATGGAGAACAGTATATCTTGAAAGATATCTTCCTCCGTATGCTGAAACCAGAGGAACTTAAGAGAATGCAGGGATTTCCGGAGGATTACATACTTAACCATGACATAGAGGGCAAGCCGTACCCCGTCGGGGAACAGGTGGCGCGGATCGGGAATAGCGTGGTGCCGATAATGGCGCAGGCACTGGTATCTGCAAACTGTCCGTATCTCAAAGTCGGCGAAAGAATGCCGAATATGAGGATCGACGACAGCCACGAACAACTACGGTTTGCTTAACAAAACGATCATTTAGAGGAGGAACGGAATGTGTAATTGCATATATGACATGAAAAAAAGGCTGGAAGAAAAGGGATATGAACATGTACAGCCACCCGTTGAAATTTTGTCAGGGAGAGTATATATATCTTTCACTGCCAGAGAGCCGGGGAAGAAGAGAGAAAGGGAAGTTCCCATCCTACTTTCAAAATGCCCGATTTGTGGAATGAAATACGAAAAAGAATTAGACCCACGAGACATAATTGATTAGATCATGTAGAGGAGGAAAGAAATTGAAGGCAAAAATATGCGCTGGAGAATTTAAACGAATTATTGATAATACAAAGCGATTTGTGGGTGACGGAACGCTCTCGGAGTTAATGCGGTGGACATACTTAGAAATCGACGCGAAAGAAAAAGTAATCCGGGCCACAGCGTTAGAGGGCCACAGAATCTCGATTGAATATGCGGAGCTGGTAGAAGCTGACGAATCATTTACCTGTTACATAAGGCCAACAATTCCGAAGATCACAAAACGCGATAACTATGCGGAATTGGAAGTGAGTAATAGCCGGCTGTATGTGCAGGTGGGAGAGTCAATCATGGGATATGTGCAGCCGGAAGGCCAGTACTATCCTGTTGACAAGATACTGAAGGAATATCAAGAAAAAGAGAAAATGATTACGATAGGGATTAACGCAAAGTACTTAAAAGACGCACTGGATTCCATTAGCACCTACGATTCTGATAAAAAAATGGCGAAGATAGATATATACGACTCTGTATCCCCAGTGATTATCAGAACGGGAAGAAAGGGAGAGCGGGAGAATTTAAAAATTGTTTTACCGGCTCGTTTGAGAGATGACTAAATCGAGAAAGAAGGGGAAAATCAGTGTTCAAAACAAATAAGGTGAGTTCATATTGTTCTGTTTGCGGAAAGGAAATATCGATAAAAGGGAATGATTTGAACCAGATATTTATACACCCGTTACACGCATTAAAACATGAAATTCATTTATGGAGAGTACACCACAGAAGGATGTTGAAGGTAAGTGATTTGCTAAAATGTATACTTCAGGTGGCAATCGGATTTTTATTAAGAATCGTGATGATTATATTATGGATTGTTACTTTTCCCTTTTGGGCGATCCATGAGTTTTGCGAGTAAAATCGTAATATGAAGGAGGTTTGAAACGTGATAGACAACACAAGCTGTAAAATAAGAGGATGTAACAAATGCGACGAATATAAAAAGCACTGTGATGATCTAATGCAGGAGAATGAGGCGTTGCGAATGCGCCTGGCAGAGATACGTGAGCGCATAAATGGCATGGAACTGCCTCACGAATACCATATACTGTATACACGCGGATGGTATGACGCAGTCGAAGAGGTCAGGAGGTACATAAATTGAAACATCAAGAAATCCCGAAAGGGTACATAACCCAGAAGGAGATACAGGCCGCACAGCGGTATTACCGGATCGGCCGCAACGTAATCGTACATACTTACAAAGCCCAGGGGATCGATTCCATGGGGCATACTGGCGAGGCGCACCGCGGAAAGATTGTGGAGCATTATAAGCATTTTGCGCTGGTGAGGCTGCCGAGTGGTGTACTGGATAGCGCGCTATGGCCAGATTTAGTATTGCAGATGCGGAAACGAAAAAGATATAGGCAGGGAGGCGAGGCCGGTGGAGCAAAACAGTCCGGCTAAAGAACTGGAGAATTTCTTGAATTTCATAGACCAATGTGTCCAGGAATACAAGGCAGCGTATGAAAATGTGAATGAAGAGGACCGGCGTCTGCAAGATCTGGTTCATGCAATAGAATTTGCAGTGGATAAGTCTGAGCGGAACCGAGTAGCAACGAAGTTTCAGCAGAGTCGGAAATACCGCAGGCAGAATAAAGATATTGTCAAGCGAAATGAGCGGATCGTCAAGTTCTTTGAGGAACAGAAGAACCGGGATACGCTGAATCGGATGCGGCAGCTTCTGGGCCAGCAGAGGAAGGAAGAGGAGTACCTGGATGGGGAGCGTGTGTACAAGCCGCGGGTAGGAAAGGAGTGAGGGTTGATGAATCAAGAGACAGCGGAACGGATTGCAAAGGAGGCGGCCTTAGAGGCGGTAAAGGAATTCAAAAAGTCAGAGCGCAAGGAGAAACGAGTGAAGATATTCCAGAATACTAAAAAGCTGATGGAGAACTATAACCGAATCTGCCGGAGCGTACAGGAGGGGATATCTGATTTGTCAGATATGGACGACAGCGACGAGTTGGAAGGATTCACCGAAGAGGATATCTTTATAAACAGCATTCTTAAAAGCAAGTTACGGAGCGTAGTAATGATTGCACATATTGACAAGTGTCTGAGCCTTCTCGAAGAGGAAGAGTACTCAAAGAATACGCCGGAGAAGTATCTGGCATTCAAGTATTACTATTTAGATGGAATGACCTATGAGAACATAGCCGAAGTGTATGGGTACGTGGATCGGACGGCTAGGCGGTGGGTGACGGAACTCACCAATATACTGAGCGTGTATTTATTCGGATCAGATGCAATTATGTTGGATTAGAGGCTTGACAAGAGCGTGTCAAAATCGTGTCCTTGCAATGTCCGAATGGACGAGTTATAATTGTATTATGCAAAATTAGGTAAACAGAAAAAGCCATTTTGCATAACATCCCCAATGAACGGCCACCGGCTTTCATCGGTCGGTGGCTGATTTTCTACCCTGGAAGTGGCTTGAAGTCCTGCAAAGCTATATAGCCGCTAAAAAAACTTAACCCTATAGTAGATAAGTTCTTGCTTAATTGCGAGGGCTTTTCTTATATCCCAAAAACAGAAAGGAAGTGATTTTCATGGGAAGACCATTAAAAATTAAGTCTCCAGAGGAGATGGAACGGCTATGGCAAGAGTACAAGCAGGTATGTGATGACCAGGAGGTTCTTACCCATGAGTTCAGTTCCAAGAATAGTGAGTTCGTATCTGCTAAACTAAAGCGGAGCATTACATACACGATTGAGGGATTCTGTGTATACCTGGGAATAGCCCGGTCGAAATTCTATGATACTTATGCGAGTAAAAAGAGGTATGGGGACATCGTC